AGATAAAAAGAACAAATAGATTTAATGGTGAATCTTACCTGTTAACAGCTGCAGAAGCCAAGATCCACGATAAGATATTCGCGGATGAATGGTCAGCAACGTTAGAAGATAAAGTTGCAGGTTATGATGGCGCTTCTAAGCTGTGGAAGGAAGTCAGAAAGGGTCTGGATTATTTTAGAAAAAATAACGCCAAGGCTTATATGGTCCTTCTAGACTGATGACAATTAGAAGTAAACATAACAACTTATTAAATTACTTCCTGTATGATAACCGGGAGCTCTCTCCCGGTTATGTCCGAAGCTGTAAAAAATTTTTCAAAAGCCTCAAGCTTCAAGCAGCAAGCAACAAGCCGCAAGCTTCAAGCTTGACAGGTCCCAAGCTGTCTGGTAGTAGTAGTAGGATTATAAAGGAGAAAGTATGCAAACAATTAAAACAGAACTAACAAAAATAAATGATGAGCTGTTAGAGTTTTATAACAGACCCGGAATGGCGTTGCACTTCCAACCATCAAATTTAAAACAATTAAAAGAAATTATTGAGAAATTAATATTTCTTGAAGAAATAATCGATGAAAACAAGTGAAGCTTTAAAAATTATAGGAGGCAGCCTAAGCAAGCCTTCAAAAATGCCTGGCTGGTCAATAGGCCTGCCGGCGAAAGAATGTAAAACAGGGTCCAAGCTCCGGCAGGTTAAGGGCTCAACGTGTTATGACTGTTACGCCCTCAAAGGTTGTTACGTCTTCAAGGTCGTGCAAGATGCACAGTACCGGCGTCTGGCAGCTATCAAGGACCTGCGATGGGTTCAGGCAATGTCTCACTTAATTAACAGCAAGAAGGCAGACGTCTTTAGGTGGCATGACAGCGGCGACGTCCAGGACCTGGAACACCTTCAAAAAATTTACGAAGTTTGCAGGTTAACACCCAGCAAGCGTCACTGGCTCCCGACTCGTGAAGCATGGATCCAGAAGCATTTACAGGACAAGCCCAGCAATCTGGTCATCCGGTTCTCCATGCCAATGGTGGACCAGGCACCAGCCGGAAGCTTTGACAACTATTCAACAGTAGTGAAGAGCGGGGCAACGTGCCCAGCTCCGAAGCAAAACAATGAATGCAGAGACTGCAGAAACTGCTGGAATTCTGAAATAAAAAATATAGCATACGGGATACATTAATGTTTGAATTTAAACACCCAAAATATTATAAAGAATTACGTAAGCTGCGTAATAAATCGGATCAGGCCATTAGCGAACAAGCTTCGACGGAAGTATCTAGCGTGCGCTCTGATCCGGGCCACAAGCAGCAAGCTCCAAGCAGCAAGCCACAAGCTTCAAGCGAGGTTGGTTCGAAAGCTTTAAAGCTTTTGGAAAAATAAGTCACAAGCCTCAAGCCCCAAGCAGCAAGCTTCAAGCGACAAGCCAAATGAATCAAGAGCCTTGATCCCTGAACCAGGGTACAAGCGATATTGAACATGTTTAGAGGACCTTGGATCAAGGGCCTCTACCAAGATGAAACTATTCTTTGGGTGGTCGTGATGGAAGGCAATTTGATGTGGTGAAAATCTTACCTTGTTACTCTTCGTGACTTTAAGTTCTACAGTGAAAAAGTGCCCAGAATTATTATAGCCCAATAGATCAGGAGTACCGGAAAGACTAATATTTTCAAGTCTATTCCAGATAATTTTGGGAGTTTTAGATTTAAGTTTTTGATATAATTTACGCTCTGGTCCCATAGTTTTTTAGGGGTAACACTGTCATTCATTAATAGTCTTTTCCAAGCTTCTCAGGCATAAGAATCTTGGATGACTTTTCTGTTTTCAAAACCAATCTATGAGTTGTTTGACCTTTAAATCCTATAATTGGTTGTGAGTTTTCGTGTACTTCCATTCTTTTTATCTCGTGTAGCTTTCCATCTTTCTCTACCATGATGACTGCGTTTTTAATTGTATCTGAACCTTGAGTAAACTGATCAAGGAACTGTTGTAGATCCATAACCCTCATAGCTTACTAATGCTCTTACTTAAATCTTTTATGATTCCTTTTTGGACTTCAATTTGATTTTCTAAATTCACTATCGCATGATTCTTCATTTGTAAAGCATAAACTTCTTTTCTTAACTCACTATTTAATTTTTGATGAGATTCATTTATCTGCTCTAAATCTTTAACTCTAGACTTTAAATTTTCAATTATCTTTTCCAAATCGTTGTCTCCTTTCTCTAAATTCATAGTTGACAATATAGGATAGTTACCTTAAATTGTCAATATGGGTTTACCAAAAAGACTTACAGAAATGCAAATGAGATTTGCTGAATTTTTAGTATTCGGTGATGAAACAGGACCACTAACACAATCTGAAGCTGCAGTTAAAGCAGGCTATTCACCTAAACGTGCAAGACAAGAAGGGTCTGAACTTTGTAATCCAAGACTCAGTCCTTTAGTTGTAAAATATATAGGTGAGTTAAGAGAAGAAAGAGTTAGAAAACATGAAGTGACTTATGAAGGCCACGTAGCAGAACTTGCTAGGTTGAGAGAAGCCGCTTTAAAAAAAGGAAGTTTTTCCTCAGCCGTAAATGCTGAAGCGAATAGGGGAAAAGCAGCAGGATTATATATAGATAGAAAAATAATAAAAACAGGTAAGTTAGAGGATATGTCAGAACAAGAACTAGAAGCAAAAATGAAACAAATTTTAAACGACTACGAGCCTCTGTTAAATGTGACTCCATCTATATCTTCTGAATCTTCTTCACCCACTGACGAGGAATCATCGTCCGATCCCCAAAACTAAAACTACCATCATCTTCTTTATCGTAAGAGGCAAATAATTTAATTGAAACTTTATCTTTAGAATATAACCAACCTTCATTGACTGGTCTAGCTAACTTCATCTTATCAAATTCTTTTTCATTAGCCCACCCGCTGTCGCTTACGCAATCGATCCATTCTACTCTTACCTTTGCGTAGGGGATGTCGCTTACGCTTGACTGGTTTACGTTTACTTTTCTTTTTGTTTTTTTTCGTGGCATAGTAATAGTCCGGATTGTGTACCCGGTTGAGCATATCAAAAAAGTTTTCCTCTGTCATCATCCTATTTACCGCCTCGTATATAAGGGATCTAGAAAGTTTCAAAGTTTTCAAACTTTTTCAAACCTTTCGCGGAAGGCCTTTCTGTATATCCCTATAGGTGGACAAAATAATGTGTCCACCTAAACGTAATTTGTCCAAAAAGTGTCCACCCTAAAGTGAGTGTTTATGCGGTAAATAAGCCAAAAGTACAAAAGTACACTTTTTTTTGCTCCAAAAAAAGTTTCATAAAATTTTTAAAACTTTTTAGATCTCTTATAGTGCAACTCTTGCCTTCTTTTCGCCATAATGCTTCCTTAAAGCTGCCACTTTGTCTTCATTTTCAGACACAATTAGTAGCAGTTTATCAATTTCGCCTGTTATATCTACGTGCTCGGGTATTACCAGAGTCTGATCATTGATTAGATCTATCTTCAACAGTGCATCTTCTATAGCAGCATCGTATCGTTTGATCAAGGCATTAAACATCTGATCGTTCATATCTTCTCCTTTCCGAGTAACCCTCAGTTTGTCTTAAATCTTTATTTTGCCAAAAATTAATGGCTTGTTTTCTACATTCTTTTGCTTTAGCATGTTGGCCATCATTTTCCAGCCAATCTGCATGTATTATTAGTATTTTATTCATTTGTGGCGAAGTCTGACGCCTTGATTTGTACATTTGCTTTCTCCTTTTCATCAAACTTTAATTCATGATACATATCTAATCTTTTTAACCATTTATGTTTCCACGATCTTAAGTCTGAATCTTGTAGTTTAAATTCTTGATAGTATAAATCTGGAGTGCATATCATTATGACTCCTTGTCTAATTTTAGAACCATAGACATAGTCATGTGCCATAGCATAAGCTGAAATTTGTAAAAAGTAATCTTCTATCCAGTCTTCTCTTTTAGGTCTATTTGATTGTTTAAAATCTACAATAGTTTCTAAACCATTATGTAAACAAACTAAATCAGTAGACCCAGCATAAAGGCCAGGATAATGTAATGTAACTTCTGATCCATAGTATTCTTCAACAGGCGTAAGGCCCACGTCAATAACTTTTTCGGCCATGGCTTTCGCCTTCTGTCCGATTGTTGAAAGATCATCGTACCCAGTGCCGAGTATATAATGCTCCAAGAATTTGTGCATGGCTGTTCCCCGCCTACTAGATAGATTTTTGATTCGTTCTGCTTCTTGTTCTCCAACTTTGGCCTTCCAATCTTTTAAAAATTGTTGATCTTTGGTAGCGCCTAATATCGTAGTTACACTAGGAAGTCTAGAACCATTTACGTCATAAAACCTGGTCCCTGTTTCTTGGTCCGTGGTGCTTGTGCCACGTATATAGTTGTATTTATTAGATTTTTTTATACCTTTAATCTCGTTACCAATGTTATGAAATTCCTCTAAATCTTTTTCATCCATCATAGTAAAATGGCCCCGGTAACAAGGCCAGCTATAAACCAAACTATTTCATTTCGGTAATATAAAGACCATATCTTAAATCTTTCTATATATTTTTTCATAATTTATTTTTTAACTCCTTTAAATATTCTTCGTTTTCTTCTTCTATATCTTCTTTAGTTTTTTTATTAAAGATTCTATCAAACTCCTCTTTATATTTTTTAGTAGGAATCCTACTCCTACCATCCCACGGTCTATCCTTTTTATCTTTCATAAAATTTAAAAACTTCCTTCGCTTTTTTTATTTTTTCTTTATGAACCATGTAAGGTATTAATTTTTTAAGGACCTGGTAACTTTGTCTATGGGTAGTTTGCCAACGTAACTGTGGTTTGTACCCTTTCTTTCTAGGTTTAATTTTAACCAAGTGTCCAGTCTTAAAATAATTAAAAATTTTTTTCATTATACCAAAGTCAGTATTAACTATTTCCATACGAATCGTAGTACATGGATACCTTTTTTTCATCATGGGATTATATTTATGAGTAATGTATTTACAAATAGAACCTTCACCTTCAAAAAAACCAGCAATGTATCTTATATCTATTTTTTTCATTCTAGACTCATCGCCGCTCTATAGTCATCCAGGTTAACAACTTTATCATTCATTATTTTAGCACCGTAATGATCTATTATTTTTTGAATTTGTGGAAGTTTAACATGTGCATAAGGCCAAAACAAACAACACACATAATACGCGTCTCTAAATCCACAACGCCATCTGTATTGCATTTTTTTACCCATAGAAGTTTTATGTGGTGGTCTTTTACCTACAGTACCAACCCCTAAAACTTCATGTATATATCTAATGATAGATTCATCAGTCATTGACACTTCCATTCTTATACTCCAAGTAGGATAAGCTTTTTCGTTATTCCTTCTCTTTCTCATATATTGTTTATATTGTATGTTTCCCTCGCCATCAAACAATCCTGCGAGATACGCTATTTCAGTTTTGTCCATTTTTTACTATTCCTTTCATAACAGTTGTCCAAGGATTGAGATCAAACTCAACCCTAGTGCAACTTAACAACAGAAACGTCGTCAATAAGATTATCGTCAACCGTTTCATAAAATTCTCCTTCAGAGTCACAGTCCCAACACTGATGAACCATTTCATCGTGGTAGTAACTTGCAACTTTTACGAAGCCATTACCTTTGCAGGTAGGGCAAACTAGTTTCTTCAGTCTACTTAATTTTAACTTTGCCATTTAACTTTTTTACTTTCTCATTTGCTATTGACTCAATTGTTTTAGATATACTTAATTTTGCGTCGGGCAATAATACCTTCGACAAAGCTTCTAAAACCTTGTATGTTTCTTTTGTTAGAGAAACATTTTTGTATTTATTCATGTCTGTCATGCGTGTTCCTTTCATATTTAAAATCTAATATAGGTGATATTATAGGATTGTCAATGAAAATTTTGTTAAGTTTAATAATTTGTTCACAAGTTGCAGGTACCTGCATGCCTCCATATCCATGGCCGGAAACATTTAATACTCAATATGATTGTTTGATGTTTGGCTACGAAGAATCTATTAGAAAAATGGAAGAGCTTGGTAAAGAAGAAGTTAATAAATATAATATGTTTATAAGGTTTACTTGTACTCCAGAGAATACGATTTGACTTTATGGCAAAATTATGATAGTGGCTTAGATCTTCTCACCATTACCTACCCTTACTATTTCCCTCTTTTAGGGTAGGTTTATTCATATTAACCCCTTACAGTTTCCGTGCACGTACTCCTGCAGGGGCAAAGGCTCCGAGGCTACCCCTACCATAGCGGGGGTCACAGCTTGACGTACAGGGAATAGCGCGAGGCATGATATGGACGCCGGTCCTTTTCAAATCTGTTATCTACACATACATCCGATCCAGTTTCCACTGCCATCGTTCATTATATGTAAATTTAATTCAGTTATATAACCTGTTAATTTTAGTCTCAATATCTCACACAAATCAAAACAATCTACGTTGCTTGTCAACACTATTCCATCCATCATCTGTTTTGTGACTGGAATCAGTTGATACAGTTCGTCGTTCCAAATTATTAGTTCCATTTGCAAACTCCTTTATTAGTTTGTACCACTGGTCCTTGTACCGTGGGTCTTTTGTCTTGTGCCAGTTATTTGCGGCTTCGTCTAGTCGTTTTAGCAAGTTGGTCATTGGTCCTTGTTCCATGAAATAATACAGCTTTTAATCCTGGTGCTTGTATCTCGACATTGACACCATAACCACGCCATTGTTGTTTCATTATGTTTAGTTCAAGTAAAAAGGTACCCCACTGTTTTTGCGAGATACCTTTAGGCTTGATGGTTATTATTTTTTCTTTACTCATTAGTTTAAAGTAGCGTTTTCACGCTCCTCTTTAGCTTGTATATACCTATGGTTTACTTCAGTATCTAAAGCGCATTGAAAAGTATCTCTTAACCTTTCAGTGCTACCATAATAGTTAGTCATATTGCCTGCAATATGATGTACTATTTGTGAAGATAGTGCATGAACGCTACACCCTACCTTTATTTTTTCACATTCTTTAGAAGCATCATTCATAAGTGCATCAAATCTTTTCATGTACTTAGTAATAAACTTCCAAGTTTTTTCTTCTTTTTGTTTTTTTGTTAGTTTTTTCATTGTTTCCTTCTTTCTATTTGTTTCTTTCATGTATTATATATAGGATATCAAGGGATATTTGTCAACCCTTATCTTTTACTTTTTTTCATCATTCTTTTTTCGTGTTTATTGAGGTTTTTCTTATGTCTTCCGGGCCTTTTTCGAGGCTTCGGTTTTACATAGTTATTAACACCCCATTTAGCTTTCTTTGCCATGGAAATAGTCCTTAAGTATATTAGCTGTTGGTAGTGTTGGTATGTAACTTATCTTACCATTTACAAATTGTTCTAAATCAGCACCACAAGTTATACATCTGTAATACTCTTTAGTTAATCCCACCAGCATTGTGTGCTCATCACACGTTGGACATTTCCCATTTACTATCTCCGCTTGAAATCTTATGTAGTTTTTTTCTGTCATATGCTTTCTTATTCTTTATCACAATTTGACGATAACGTCTATCTTTCAAATATTTTGCTATTGGATTCTTTTTATTCAAGTATTATTGCTTTAATAGATTTTTCGCCCATATATATTTCGGTTTTTGCTTTACCCTTCCAACATTTATAAGATACAGTTTCACTATACTGTCTCTCCGCTTCACGTTTCCCGCGTAAGCATTGGGCCATTGAGTCTTGAATACGATGTTCCTTAATTTCTCCGTTTACGAACATTAATAATCCTATCACTGCTTCGATCATTAGTGTGTACTCCCATTTCCGTTTTTATAATGCATATCTCTAGCACTATCTTTTAATTCTTCAATATCTTCTAAAACTTTATCCATTTGTGTTCTTAAAAATTGTATATTTACTTTATTCAAAGCCATGTCTTCAACGTGTTTGTTAATTTTATCTACGGTTTTATATAAATCCTCGATCATCATAAATTGCTCGCTATCTGCGGGAAGCGAACCAAGTTGGCCCCGCGGCCATTTGATTCTAAATTCTGTATTCTCAGTTAAATCTTTTTCCATCAACTCTAGCGTTGTAGAAATTTTATTTTGGGTCTCAATAATTCCGAAGTATGCCCAGGTGCCGATCGCAACCATCGCGATCAAGCTGGCTACCGTTTTCATTGGCATTTGCACTGCTGCTTCTTCAGATATTTTTAAAGGTTTAGTCATCTTTTGGTTTTGGCTGTGGTAATATATACCCTTTTGGAGGCATTTTCAATTTACTTTTTCCTGGGTTTATAAACTTATCTCCCATTAACTCAATATCTGGGTTTTCTTTTTTATACTCATCTTTTAGGTCGTCCCAAAGACTTTTAGAATTAGTGGGTCTAGTATTATCTCTTGCAGGGGTTATACCTCTACATTTAGATACAAGTAAAGCAAAGTTTTCATTAAGTGCTAGACTTGGATTACTATTAACTCTACCGCACATTTTCATTAATTCTAATTGTTGTTTGATTGCTACGTTTTCTTTTGATGTTTTACAATCTGTGCCTAAATATTTTCTGTATGTAAAACTTAATCTATAATTATCAGATTCATAATCTGAATCGCCATAGGTATAATCTGTTTCTCTGTCTTCTGCTTCGATTCTTGTTTCAAATTCTCCACACCTTACACCATACTCGTTAAGATATTCGTTTCTAGGATACGCAGGGCCAGCACAAAGAGCAAGAAAAGTCATTGCTAAGATTAGTATTCCTGTAAAATAATAGTTCATCCTGGCAATCTCCATAGTTCATTACCTATTTAAATCTTTAATATCATAGTCATGCTCTCTGACTTGATCTGCTAATTGTCTATATAAATTTTCTGCCATCTGCCACGTAGATTCAGCAGAAGTTAATCTTGTGTTTTGATCTGTAATTTTATCTTCGGCAACTTTTAAATCTCTTTTGAGATCTACAATTTCTTGTTGGTTTGAATTAATAGTATCTGTAAGATTAACAATATAACGAACGCCAGTAAATGTTCCGACTAGCACTGAAGCTACTACCGGTACCATAACTATATTTTTTTTTAATAAATCAGCTAAGTTCATTAATCGTATTTAACCTCATTTTCAAAAGTTATATCCGTGCCGTGATCTTTTTCTTTTTTGTAAGTTCTTTTACACTTACAATTATCACACGTGCAAACTCCGTAATCATCTGCATGAAGTTCTTCGTCGCAGTGACAATTACAATGACAGCTTTTACACTTGGCCATTACTTCTGCCAAGAAAAAAGCCAAGCAATTATTTTGTCTCTTATGCTTTTAATTTTATCTATAATTTTTTTAATCATTTTTCTTTTCCTCAATTTCGTAGAAAAATTTATCAGTGTCTTCTGTTCGCCACTGTCGAGTGTCTTCTACATTCCACTCACTTGTTTGTACTTTCCAATCAGGAATTTCATCTTTAACTGTAAAAGATGGTATGTCCCATATTAGTCTATTGTTTGGTTGAGCTGCATAGTTGCCATTTTCTAACGCAAGTATGTGTGCACACTTATGTTCGTGTGGAATTTCAGAATGATCTGTATCTAGTATATTACTATCTGGGTGGGCAAAATCAACAGTAAATAAATAAGCACCATGATACCATTTTTTATCTTTACCAATGTACTTACCAGACTGTCCGTCTAAAATATCATAACTAGTAACAGCAGGGTAATAAGAAAAACAATTCCAAAGTTGAAGTTCATCAAGTCTTTGATTGGGAACAGTTTTGGGTTCATAACCACGTTGAATAAAAGCCGATATTGGTAAACGATAAAAGACAGCGCCGTTTTCCATGATGGCATGGAATAAGATCGGACGACCTGTAATAGATGCCATCCCGAAGATGACACAATCTTCAACTTCTCCGTGATGTTTTTTGAGGTCATATAGATATTCTCTTCTTATTTGTGCGTAAGTGACAGGTATGTTTGCATTTAAATAAGCCATAAGTCCTCATTTTATATTACCCCAATTGGTTCCGTGTTCATAATCTACTTTGTTTGGAACTTCAAGGGAAACAGCGTCTTCCATGATATCTTTTATTCGTTCTGCATCTTCTATGCTCTCAACTGAAATGTCAAGCTCATCATGTACTTGTATGTGAGGTGTAATTCCTTCTTTATGTAAATTTATCATTGCCTTCTTTGTCATGTCTGCGGCTGATCCTTGTATCAATCTATTTAAAGCTTTGTATGTGTATGCACGTTTGATCCCTGGTCCGTGTTCCAAGAGCGCTGCATCATGTGGCAATGCCTTATGGATTCCAAACTGATTTGGTTCCCATAAATGAAATCTACACAAACGTCCAAGCAACGTCCTAATTTGACCACGATTTTGAGCACGCTGCATAACATTATCCATAAGTTGTTTTACAAATGGTACGCGTGAATGATATTGTTTAAATAAAGAATCAGACTTTTCTTTATTAACACCAAGCTCTGCTTGTAATTTATTTTTACCCATACCATAGAACAGACCAAGGTTTATTGTCTTGGCCTGTGATCTAGGTATCTCCGCCATGTCAGCTACGATTTGATGGAAGTCTACATTCGAATCATTGTAAGCATCCAATACGTCGCCCACTCCATAGAGATTTTGTAATGCTGCATAGTGTACAACAAGTCTTGGTTCTTGTTGTGAGTAATCAAATACTCCCCACTTACAATCCTGTTCAGGAATAAATAAAGATCTAATTGCGGGTCCAAGCTCTTTGTTTCTAGCTGGAATCTGTTGAAGATTAGGATTAGAATAACTAAATCTTCCGGTTACAGTGCCTCCATTATCTGATCTTAATTGGTTTATTTCAGCATGAATTCTTCCTTTAAAATTATGTTTTAATATGGTATCAATAAATGTGGTATGGGCCTTGTTTATCTCTCGGGCTCGGGCGATTAGTTTCACCAGTGGGTGGGGGTGATTTTGAAGAAAGTTTTTTGTAAATGATGGAGAATTTGTTTTTTCGGTTGTCTCATATGGTAGGTCAAGTTTTTGAAAAACTTGCGCAATGGATCGAGCTGCCCATATTTGCGTATCTACTCCAGTTTCTTTTTTTACTGATTGTAATAATTCTTTTTCTTGTGCAACTAATTGTTGCTTCAATTGGTGAGCTCCTTCTTCATCTACACGCACACCTAAAAAACGCATATCGACTAGGCAAGGAAAAAGTTCTGTCTCTAAATCAAAAATAGATTGTATATCTTGGTGCTCTATTTCTTGTTTCATTTTTTGCCATAACTGCAAAGTTAATACGGCGTCTTGTTCAGCATATTCCCCAACATACATAGCAGGCAATTTATACATTTCAGACTTAGGATCTATGCCCCAAAGTTCTGCTGTTTCCTTCAATACAGCCTCATTTTTGCCTTTTCCGACATAATCCCTACCCATAGAGCCTAAATCGTATCGAAAGCGATTCTCGTCTACGAGAGAGCCAGCAATCATGGTATCTACGATGGTTCCGTTGATTTTAAGGCCCGAAGCCCTAATAAAACATACGTCATACATAGCATTATGAAATATCTTAGTTGCAGGGGTATTTAAGACGTCTTGAAACCACTTTAGAACCATTCTAATGTCCATATTACCACCACCTTCATGAGCTATTGGATAGTATCCAGACCAGCCTTCGACAGCAACAGCCACGCCTACTATCTTTCCTCTTCCTGTAACTGATCCCGATCCCATAAGTTTTAATTCTGGATCTTTTGTTTCTAAGTCAATTGCTATTTCAGTATGTTTAGATAAATCTGGAAATTCTTCTGGTGGTAGCCATTCAGTTTGTGGACTGAACATAGGTTTCTGTATCATTTAGTTATTCCCCATGAGTTTGGTTTCTTTTTTATTTCTTCTTTCACGGGTTCAGGATAGTCTCTATCAATAGCCATGTCAATGTAATGTTTAGCTTTTAATAAATCTTCTTTTTGATTTTTTTGTTTGTGACGACACAAATATTTTATTGCGTTGCCTTCAGCAAATGGAATATTATTTCTGTTAATAAATTCTGATGGTTGAATAACCATAGATTTATAATGATCTCCACCTACTTGTTTTTTATATATTGGTTCCTTCATATTTTGTATCCTTTGTATTCTTGTTTTGGTGATATAATATGTAAATGTTCCTTGGTCCTTGTTGCGCCAACATAGAACAATCTATTTTCATCATCAGCATTTTTTTCATAAGCCTTCATTGTGTTCTCACTTAAATCAGTGAGCAACACAACGTTTTGTGATTCACCACCTTTAGCTCCATGTATAGTTGACAATGTAATTCTTGGTCCTTCATTTAATTTTTCTCCATTATTTCTCATTTTTCTTAAATAATTTACGTCTCTTCCAGGTGCATCATCAAATGCTTCAAACCAAACAGCATCTGTTTTTAATCCGTAACTTTGTTTTAATGCAGCAAAGTCATAAGAGCTTTCTTTAATCATTCCTTTTAATTTATTTTTATCTACGTTTTCTTTCATATAACCATAGATTCTTTCTATTTGTTTATATGCAAGTGGTTGACCTTTACGTAAGCTTTCCCAATCAACTGCTGCGTAGTGTAATTCTTGTTCTTTTGTTTTTTTAAATTTATTTCTGTAATACAAACCATTACGATACAAAGTATCTTCTAAATCATTTAACATATATTTTGTTCTAGCTAAAATTAACCACTCTCCTTCTTTCATATTTATTTGTTCAAAGTCATCATACTTAGATAAAGAACCTTCATGTACTTTTGGTTTCCAAGATTTGTCTATTCTATTTTTAATTTTGTTTATTATACCCATAGCCACGTTATGAATCTTTGCCGGTATTCTATGTGATTGTGTAAGTGGCATCATCAAACCTTTCTGTGCAATAAAAGAATCTACATCAGCGCCAGCCCATCTAAATATTGCTTGGTCATCATCACCTGCAATAAAAGAATCTTCTGTTTTATTCCATATAGTTTTAGCCATATCCCATTGCATTAAAGATAAATCTTGAGCTTCGTCTATAAATACTACATCAAACTTTGGAGACTTATCAGATTTTATAAATTCTAAAATCATGTCATTAAAATCTATAAGACTATATTCTTTTTTATATCTCTCTATTTCGTTTGCAATAATACGTAGTTTATCTCTTTCTAAATCTTGATTATGTTCTGCTAAATCAAATTGTTGTTCTGCTGTAATGTTTCTTAGTTTTGCTAAATTTATTATTCTTAAATACTCACTATCAGATGTAAATATACCACCATGATCATCTTCAAATTTTGCATAATTAACAGGAAAACCTAACTTTTCACCTAAATCTACATAATGTCTACGCTGCATTACGTTTTCTTTTTTTAATCCAAGTTTTCTAAATGCTAATGAGTGTAAAGTTCTAAAATAAGGAAGGTCATCTTCTGTAAGATC